TCAGGCGGCAGGTGCGACGTGTTCCTGGGCTCGGTTGACGAGTAAAGCGCTCAGGTCGATGAGCTGTTGGATGCCAAGGACGATGGCGCGATGCGGGTCTTCGAGATCGAAAGCCAGGGTGGCGGCCATTTGGTTAGCAGATGCGAGGTTTTCGGCGGCGTTGGCCAGGAGGGTTTCGGTGTCGATGTTGGGGCTGACGGAGAACAGGTTACTGCTTGGCTTTTCGTTGGTGGTAGCGGCGTCAGGTTGGGGCAGGTAGTGATGAATAGCGCGTTGGGCGGCAGCTTGAAACCGGGTATCGACAGGTGCAGCATTTGAAGCGTCTGGCGGGTTAGGTGTGACTTTGTACATGGCGAAGCTCCTTTAGCGTTTCAGGAACTGCCTATCTCACTTCCACATGAGGGTGGCAGCTGTACGCAGGTGTGGAAGACCAGGGCTAAAGGACCCGGCGCACCGAAGTGCCCCGCGCACAGCCGCCATAAGCAATCATACAGACGTAAAAAAACGCCGGTAGGTGTTTATGAGCGATTGAGCGCCTTCAGCTTGGTCGGACTTCCACATCCGGCCGCTGGATTGGCAGCGGCTGGGGGAGGTTAGCTAGGGGTGGTCTGAGGGGCAAGCTGAGAAAAGCGTGGGAAAATTCCTTGAAAGCATAGTGGACTGAGAACAGCATATTGTGGTGTGCGCACTATCATCGACTGTCAGCGTGAGAAATCTACCCGGGAGCAAAGTCGATTGATAGGATGAGCGGCGTAACGCCGGCACACGCGAGACTTAACATAAGGCCCGCCGTTTTAAGACTGAAAAACCACAACACGCTATTCACCATACATGGAAATTTCAGCCCGTAAATTGTTTGCTGTCACGAACCCCGCCAACTGGACAAACACCACCACTAGAACACTAAAAAGACAAGCTCCGCGAACTGACAAGACCGACCACACCCATAACTTTGAAAGTTCTAATTTTTGCATAAATTCCATCTCACTAATTGCACCCAAGACGAACGCAACCATTAAAAAACCAACAATCAAAACGACATTAACGATAACCTCGCGCTTCAAATTCGTCAAAGCATCAACAACCATTGCATAAGCTGTAGGTTTTTGCTGCTTCAATTTTTTCGGAACATCCTTCATAACGCCCTCAACATAGTTAAAGAACGCTAACGAAAGAGCACCAAACAGCGTACCTAAAACGAACAAAGCCGGATTTACGTTACTGAATAGCGGGCTCACCGCTCCCCCCGTCCCCCACAGCGACAGGTAACAAAGGCTGAAAGATGTAATGAAAATAAATAATAGGCGAACCATGCTAACGCCTCAACAGATCACCTATAGCAGAATATACATCAGCCACCATTCGAGCATCGTGAAGAGAACGACCTGGGGCCGGCTGTCCAGTTTCAAGCTCCAATTGATTCTCTTGCATTACCACATCATCAGAAGGCACATTCAAATCAATTTTCACAATGGCAGATGTGCTTTTATGTACTTGCTTACCGTTGTGATCGCCCTCAGTTGTTACACTCCACTTACCCTCCCCCTCCTCAATATAATCAATATAGTCTTCTACAGGGGAAGCAGGAACTTTGAGATCTCCAAACTCATTGCTCAGCAAGATCTTAACCTCGTCCTGACCAAAGAGTTCCTTCATTGCCCTCAGAGCATCACGAGCTTTTATGTTAGTCTCTAAAATATTTGGAGAGATGAGTTCAAGCTCAATCTCAAAGATCTTTCTATGAGACCTAACAACATTCCAAAACTCACCCCTAATGGTCTTAGGCTCAATAAATATTGAATAATTAAACTCATTCAAGACGGGATCCCTAAGCCCTGCTTGAATGGCGTTTGCAATTTGTTCGTCCGTACCAAATCGCCAATCATGCTGCACAAAAATATACTGATCCACAGTGTCAACCACAGTAATGACTGGAACCCAATCATCAGCGTCGTGGGCAACTATATCACCAGGGACCTTATCACCAACTTTAGTTAACTTATGCTTAGCAGTTTTTCCCACCAAAAACCTGCCTTTAGGAAATTCGTCAGCGGTGGGTTCAGCATACGAGAATCCCACAAAACTGTAACGAACTTTGTTTTTAACAAACTCACGACCGTCATCCTGAAGGGCTGCTACAACAACCGCGCCCTTAGGTTTAGGTAAGGGGGAAGGAACAAGGGCACCTTGCTTATTTTCGATCAGCGAGTATCGCAGCACTAAAAACGGCTTGATTCCTTTCACAATATAGTCCTTCAACAACGTTAAGAAGCTTCAGCGTTGCAAAGCAACCTACTATTTTTAGCGAGTGATCTCAATATGCAATCACCTGCTAAGCCAATCACTCCTGTGGAAAAAAAGGGATAGATTTATTCAACATTGGGCCTCGCGACGTAACGTTCAACACCCAGCCCCTCCGACTCATTCCTGATAAACTGCCCACCCTTCGCATCCTCCATCCAAGACTCCAATGCCTTCAGCCATATCCCCATCGCAAGCCCTCTCCCGCCGCTTCTCCGTCGCCCCGATGATGGATTGGACCTACCTTAGGCGTAGCCTTTATAAATAAAGGCTTGTAGAGATCCATTTGTTCCCGCGTACCAATTTTGTACCATCATCCAGAGATCTTCCTTGCCATTATCCTAAGCCCCTCTAGAATCTAGGGCTCGATTTATAAACTGGATTCCTTTATGCGCTTAGCTCTCAGACTGGTGCTTTTCGCAGCTTTCGTCGCCTGTTTAGTCTGGGCGATTATGAAGCCTGGCTTTGACTCTGTGACCGCTGTCATTGTTTCGCTTGGTAGCTTGCTAGCAGCGTTCATCACGGAAAGGAAAGCCGAGGCTACCCAATCGCAAAAGGTTGGTGCGAATTCGAAAGCCATTCAAGCTGGCCGTGACGTGAATATCAGCAAATGAGGCCCGGCATGTTTGGAGACAATCAAGAGCAGAATGTTGGAACCGGGGCAGTCGCCGTCCAAGCGGGAAATGACGTCCATATTACCCAAAACGGTCTTTCCTATTCTGAAGTGCGCGATGTAGCGCTCGATGTTTTTCGAGCAAATTTCTTTCAATTGGCTGGACCGGCCATGGAGACTGCAAAAGCTCGTGCGGAAGAAATCACGGAAGACTTTCTAAAGAAACTCCAGCAGGAAAATCCTGACGGTTTCGGCAAGGGCCAGGATCCGGACTTTCAGCATGCACTTTTTACGGTGCAACGCGAATACGCGAGAAACGGCGATAAAGATCTTGGAGACCTCTTGATAGATCTGCTGGTCGATAGAAGCAAGCAAGAACAGAGAGATATTATTCAAATCGTACTAAATGAATCTTTGTCGACGGCACCAAAGCTTACCGACTCCCATTTAGCAGTGCTGGCGATCATTTTTTTATTTGGATACACACAAAACCAAGGGATAGGCGATCATGCAATGCTTGGTAATTACTTCGACAAACACGTACTACCTTTTTCGACAAAACTAGTCAAAAACCCTGCCTGCTATCAACACTTACAATTTACAGGCTGTGGTACGCCAGTTATGAACAAACTTACAATTGAAAGCATACTTGACTCAACCTATCCAGGACTATTTTTAAAGGGATTTGATCAAAGCGAGATTGAAAAAAAGCAAATTTCAATCGGACTCAACGGCAATCTATTCATGACTTGCCTAAATGATAGTGAAAAAATACAAGTACGCGCAAACAATCTAGAAGTACTCGATGAAAGATTCAAAGCGAACGGTATAAACGAAGATGACCAAGTAAAAATACGTGAGCTATTTCAAACGGGAAAAATGAGTCATGATGAAATACGAGAGAAATGTATATCGATCAGACCATATATGGCGCCTGTATTTGAACTATGGACAGAATCCCAAATGAAGTCATTTACGCTAACAAGCGTCGGAATAGCTATTGGTCACGCCAACATAAAAAGATTAATAGGAGAATTTGCGAGTCTTTCTATTTGGATTAACTAACGACTGGAGGAACCGGCGACAGGGCTACATTTTCTCGCTGGTCCCTTGCACCTGTTCATTGCCAGCGTTCATGCATTGGAGCCGAATCATCCGCCCGCGTCACTTCTGTAAAATCCCCCTCCTCAGATCACCTCGCCTGGAACTAAACCTAAGCGCCTCGCCGGACTGTAATACTGATCGTCAGTCCAGTCGCTCCAATCCCTGCAACCGACAACATTTCACACTATGCAGGTGAGAGAGCTTGCAAGTGAATGGGAGAAGGCTGAGGAGGGCGCAATCCTGCAAGCAGCTTCAGTAGATCCCCCGGCCTATGTGCATTCAAATTTTTCATGTTGACCCATGGGAAAGAGGTTAGGAGGGTTATTTTTTTCAGGATGCTCTGAAAGCCCTGTCTGGTGAGGGTTTGCGAAGGATTGGCAAAGTTAGCTTTAGGTTAGCAATGGTAATTACCTAACTTCTATTGATGTTAAATATTCTTTATATTTATTCTTTTAAAAACAGCAAGTTACACACTACTAACTTTTCACCTAACTCAACCTAACCCATCGAAGTTAGCTCTCAAGCCCAGCAAATACGGGCCTCCCAGCTAAATACGCCCCACTCAAAAAAAACCTAACCCTTTTCCCGTGGTATCAACTGTATTCGCAGCCCACGCCCGCTTGTGAGCTTTGTAAAAACCATCCACCTTCGCAGGGTTCTGCAGGCTTTTAATCTCTCTACAGTGCTGGGCAAAGCACCAGCCTGAGCCGCCGGGAGTGGTCCGCAGGGGCGCAGAAAAAACGACCCATTTAGCCCGCAGGCGAGGTGGGGGGACGACGGCGCGCGCCGGGTGATGAAGCACGTCGCTGCCCCGTTGTGGCACGCCTGTACCCCGAATTGTGGCACGCCAACTCCCCGCGCTATCGACGGCTCCCTAGGTGCCAACGCATACCCCCGAGCCCCGTGTTTATTGGTCCGCGCAGCCGCGTTGGTTTGCCATGACACCCTGCAAATGCTATGTTGAGCTGGGTTTTTTCATGCTGCTGAAGGGCGGACTTTCATCTATCCCAGCTGACATTGTCTGACCCAAAGCCCCCTCCCTCCTACAGTTCGTCGCCTCAAATCGCGTCATGGGCAAACACCAATTACTGTATGCGCATACAGTATTGGATTCGCCCCCATGAATAACGATGAAGACACCCTCGGCTGGCTTGGCCTCCCTACCCCATTGCAAATGTACCGGCAGCACTGCCGCCTCCTGGAGAACGAGATCCAGGACCTGAACGTGCAACTGCGCAAAGCGCGGGAGGATGTCTTCGGAATCAGTCAGATGCTGCTAGTTACCCAGGCGAAGAACGCTGAGTTCGCTGGATACCTCCGTCAGAGAGGCGGCGAAGCGGCTGATATGCGCAAGCAGATCGACGCCCTGACGACGTCACTGAGGGTCAGTCAGCGTGAAGCCGAAGGGCTGAAGCGGATTGTCAACGAGATGAGACCTCGACCGACCACGATTGTCTAAGATCAAACGGAAGGAGGGCTTGGCTATGTGCGGAAGGCTGTCGCAGTACAGTGGAATTCACGACTTCGTTGCGGCGCTGGGCATGCCCAACGCCCTGGCAAACTCGGTGGGTGACCAACCTATCGAGCGGTACAACGTTGCTCCCGCGACCCAGGTGGCATTGCTGCACCTGCAAGGTGAACTGCTGCACGCTGATCCAGTTCGCTGGGGTTGGCGACCGCATTGGGCGAAAGACCGCGCCGCACCGATCAATGCACGCGTCGAGAAGGTCGCCCACGGTCCATTCTTCCGGGCTATCTGGCCGCACCGTGCGATCACGCCTATCGACAATTGGTTTGAGTGGGTGGATGAAGGTGCGCCGAAGAAACAGCCCTACCTAATTCGCAGGCGGGACGGCGCGCCGATCTTTTGCGCGGCCATCGGCCAATTTCCAGACGTCGATGAAGGCCCTGGCGAGCATGACGGCTTTGTGATTATCACCGCCGACAGTGCCGGCGGTATGGTAGACATCCATGACAGAAGGCCAGTGGTACTGACGCCGGACCTTGCCCACGAATGGCTAGACCCGGCCACGCCAAAAGAGCGTGCCGAGCAGATGGTGTTGCACCAAAGCGAGCCAGCCGAGGCTTTTGAATGGTTCAAGGTCAGCGCCGCCGTGGGCAACGTGAGAAACAAGGACGCAGCCTTGATTGATCCAGTGCCCTAGAAAAGCTTCCAGAGAAGAGGCGCTGCCCTGAAGAATTTGATAAACCGAAGTGATGCGAACAAAATGAAGTGACTGTGGGCCTTCAGAGTGAATTCGGCGGCGTTACACTGGGCCCGTAACAACTCCAAAAGTAAGTATTAGCCGGATTGCGATGTATGTCACACAGCGAAATACAAGCTCAAGTTACATATACACCCGGAAGGAGCCTAGCACTTTGGAAGATGCTGAACGAAATTATAGAGAAACATCAACCAGCAATAAAAAATTTGCCAAACGACTTACAGAATTCATCAGCAAACTAATCGCACGCGGCCGCAACTTAGAGGCGCACCACTATTTTTTGCAACTTTGCAAAATTTCCCCACATCACGAAAAAACAATAAGATTAGGTTACACACTCTCAATTGCGCTTTTTGATACGGACGGCGTTTCAAGATACGACAGATTACTTTTTGATTCATCACCAGACCCTGAAGAACTGCTATGGTATCGCATACGCTTCTACCACTCGGTGAATAATACAGACTTATGCGAGAAAGAGAGCTGCACGCTACTCAAGACAGGCTCAAACAAAAAATATATTTCCACAGTGATTGAAATATGCATTACACATAAAAATTATGTAATCGCTGAAGCCCTAGTTCGTTATCTCGATAAAAAAAATCTAACTTTACTACCACCAAATGACAAATGGCTGAAACAAATAATAATCACGAAGCTTATTGAAAATCTCAGGAGGAGAAAATGACTCACTTCCTAGTTGTCAAAATACTTGATGATCGGAGCTTCTCCAGTCCTTCAACAACAATCTATGGGGACGTCGAACTTAGATCCTACTTAGCCGACAGTAATGCAGAATCAGATGCGCTAGAACTATCTGCTTCAGAAAACGGGCTTGATTTTAATAAACACAAAATTTGCGCTAGGATCGCGACCATCACGGAATGCGAGACGCAAACCGAAGCCATCCAAAAGGCCGATGGCAAATTTCTTGAAGTTCTCGATTTTAAATCTACCGAATTTGCAGTATCAAACATAACAATGTCGCGAATTGGTTTCGTTAAAAATTTATCTTCAGGCGAGATAAACCCAATTAAACGATTTCAACTTGAACCATCCCTATCCTTTCTCATAGGGCATGGTAGCACCCAATGTTTTGATAGCACCAACTACGTGCTTTCACTTAACAATGAATTAAGCGAGCGATACAAGCGTTCACTTCATTGGACACGAAATAGTAAAAACGAAGTAAACCCTCAATTGAGAGTTATATTTTCATGGTTCGCCCTGGAGGCTTTACTGAAAGCTGATGACAAGGATAACTCTGTCGAAAGCTATATCCGTCTATTCTTAGGCTTCCCAAATGGGCAACAGACAATCCAATTATCGCCTGAAATAAAATTAAAACTCGAAAATCATCCGCGATATAAATATTGGCAAAAAAAACTATACGATACAGTTCAAGAAATCCGTGATTTCAGGAATAACTCTGTCCACTCAGGCTTCAGGAGCATGGACTTCACAAAAGAGACGCTTGATCTATTCAAAACAATAATGCTTTACGGTGTTGCCCGGTGCCAAGCTGGAGCCATGAGAGCTCTCCTTTCAAATATCCAAACATTATCCGAATTCAAAGAATATGCAGTGCTATTATTTGAAGACAATACAAACCTGATCAATGACACTCATGGCAACATTATCTACTCACTGGATCACCCAATGAGTTTTTAGTATTAGGACAGCTTAAACCCTGCTCCACTGAGCGGATGTGGCGAGACCATGCTTGGAGAAATCGACTTATGCGAGCGTGCAGCGTCGATCCGGTGTTGACGCACCGGTTCGTCGCCTCGTTTACTGCGCGGGGGTACTACCTTCCCCCCGTTGGAAGCTCAAATTCCTTGAAGCTGACAACCTCTTCACCCAGCCACTCGTTGACCTGGGCCAGCCTCGCCTGCAACGGCTCCAGCTCGTTGACCGCCCAAACCTCAGCAGCCTCCCGCAACGACCCAAAACCGCCCGCGTTCTGCGGCACGATGCCCATCAACTGGGGTGGAATGCGCAACGCCGCGAGCAAGTCGTCGCGGCTGATGTTCTTGATCGAGCTGAATTCGTCCTTGGCAGCGACCTCACTCACCGGGATGAGCTGAATGCCGTCCTTCTTCCCGGCCGGCGCATACACGAACAGGTTGCGAAAGTTGCCAGGCCCTTTGGAGTTCTTCAGCGCGGTCCGCAGTGAGTCGATGTCCTCTTCCTTCTGCGCCGCGTCCGTCATGTAAAGGATGAAACCGGCATGGCTGCCGTTGTTGTAGTACTTGCGACGAAACAGCGTGGCGCTCTCGTTGAGCAGCGCACTTTGCAGCGCTGCCAGCCATTCCGGCAGGCCGTAGATCTCTTGATTGATATCGGCCTCGCGCAGGTGGCAGATCGATCCAGGGGCGAATTCGTGCTCATCCTTCCAGCCGCGCACCTGGTAATAGGTCTCCATATCCACGCCACGGCGCATGTACTTCGCCAGCGGCGGCAGCAGGCCCATGGTGTTACGGAGCATGTTGTTGCGCTTTTCGAGGTAGCAGTTGCCGCACCAGAGCCAGTCCAGGGCGAACTGCTCAAAAGCCTGTCGGCTCAACAGCCGGTGAGGAACAAATGTGCGGGCCAGCATGTTGCGCTTGAAGTTCAGCCCTGACTGAAGGTACACACTGGCCCGCGTCGTCTTCGCCAGGCCATCCATTGACATAGGCGTTTCGAACCAACGCCCGTTGGCCCAGCACTCCAGGTAGTCGAGGATCTCCCGGCTATCCAGTACCGGTGCAGGATCGCCGAAGGTGAACGCCTCGACCGGCCCAGATTCAGGCGGCAGCACCTCCCCTTCGATTGTCGGCTGAGCGGTGGCCAGTTGGGTGCCGCGCTTACGTCTGCTCATCAGTAGGACTCCATAAATCCGGTGTTCGCCGTGGTCTGCCCTTCGAGGGGTTCGTTGTGCAGGGCGTGGAACGTTGCCCACGCCAAATCGGCATGGCCGGTTTCGTCGGTGCGACCGGCCGTGTAAGTAAACTGGCGCCCGGAGGCGGTAATTGTTTTGCGGATAGCCATCAGCGACTGGGCCAGGTCGGTCCAGCCGGCATCGAATTCCAGACGGCCGTTTTTGATGACGTCATAGGCCTTCAGCACCAGGCGCGTTTTGACTTCGGGCGAATAGCTGAACGTGGTGATGTTCGGGAAGAATTGCTTCACCAACTGGGCCACGCCTGAGCCCATGCCAGTGATGTCGATACCGATGTAAGTGACCCAGTAACGCCTGGTGACCTGGCGTATCGCCTCAGCCTGGGCCGCAAAGTCCATGCCCCGGAATTGGTGCTTTTCCAGTACCCGAAACTTGCCACCCGGCACCATCGGCGGTGCGATGACCACCAGGCCAGCGCTGTCGCCGCTCTCTGCAGGGTCGTATCCCACCCACACCTGACGATCCCCAAAGGGTCGCGCGGCAAACGGTTTGTAGTCCTGTGCCCACAGATCCCAACTATCCACCATGCATGGCTGCAACATCGCCAACGGGAAAATGCTCGCCCCGTCGTCGATGAACTGGCACATCAGCAGGTTCTGGAAGGCCTCGGCATCGTATTCCTGGCGCAGTTCGTCCAGGTCGAACAAGTCGCAGCCACGGTCTTCCGCGTCCAGGATGGTGACGATTTGCCGCCAGACCCGGTCCTCACATAGCCGCCCCTGTTGCAGTGCGTTGTGAGAGACGTCGATTTTGACCCGCTGCGCCGCCGGTTTGCCCTTGTTGAACCGCTCCCCCGTCCAGAACGTATAGGCTTCGTGCGCCATGCTGGACGGCGTCGAAAAGTAGGTCCGGCGGTACTGTTTCTGCATCGCCATACCGCTGGCGACCTTGTTCAGTTCCTTGAACTTGAACGTCCAGAAGAATTCGTCGAAGTAGAAATTGCCGTGGTAGCCCTGGGCCGTGCGGGCGTTGGTGCCCAGGAAGTGCAGCTCGGCGCCATTGCCGAGAATGATCGGGTCACCCGTCAGCTCTACACCGACCACCTCGCGGGCAAAGGCCTGGATGTAGGCTTTGAAGATATGCGCCTGGTTTTTCGAGGCCGACAGGAAGATCTGATTACGACCAGTAGTCAGCGCATCGATCAGCGCCTCACGGGCAAAGTAGTAAGTTGCGCCGATCTGCCGCGACTTGAGGATCGCCCTGGTCCGCTGATTCCCCGCCTTGTACCAATCCAGCTGATAGCCAAAGCAGCCGTCAATGAATGCCTCAGTCAGCTTTTCGATGTGTTCTTCGTCGAACTCGTTGCGCTTCGGCGCCTTCTTCGGCCCCTCATTGCGCTTGGCCAGGTTCGGGTTCAGCTCGGTTTCGGTACCGCCGTCGTTGAAGCGCTGAATACGGGCCTGGCGCTCCAGCTGGCGGTGCAGCAGGTCAATTTCCTTGTAGTCCGATCCTGACTTCGGGTCCTTGAGGATCAGTTGCACCAAGCGGGCTTCGGTCGCCGCCTGGATGCGCTCCAGGGGCGTCGCCCGGTCCCATTCGTCGCGGGCCTTCCAGCTATGCAGGGTTTTTTCCTTCTCCCCGATCAGTTCGGCGATCTCGCACACGCGATAGCCCTGCCAGTACAGGTGCTTGGCATGGCGGCGGTGATCGGTGGGCAATTCGACGATGGCATTCATGGCGCAGATGCTGCCGCCCGCGCGCGTACAGTTCCCGCGCCGGCCCTTGTAGTCCCCGCATCTACAACAGCGCCTCGTTGCCCGTCGCGCTCGCGCTCAACAACATGCGCTCATCGCCAAGGCACACAGCCACCGCACTGAGGATTCACGCATGGCCGGCAAAACCGACACCCCAGCCAAGAAACACCGCTCCAAGTTCTTCCGCGTCGCCGTTGAAGGCGCCACCACTGATGGCCGCCAAATCGAACGCCAATGGCTGGTCGATGCCGCCGAGACCTACAGCCAAAACACCTACGGCGCACGGGTCTGGATCGAGCATATGCGCAGCCTGCTGCCCGACAGCCCGTTCCGTGCTTACGGCGATGTGGTTGCGCTGAAGACTGAGGAAGTCGATATCGCCGGGGCCAAAAAGCTCGCCCTGTTCGCCCAGATCGAACCCACTGCCGATCTGATCACCATGAACAAGGCGCGGCAGAAGATGTTCACCAGCATCGAGATCCGCCCGAAGTTCGCCGACACCGGGCGGGCCTACCTGGACGGCATCGCGGTCACCGACACACCGGCAAGCCTGGGCACTGAAATGCTGACCTTCAGCGCTCAGAACCCGACCCTGAACCCGCTGGCAACCCGTAAACGCGATCCTGGCAACCTGTTTTCCGAGGCGGTCGAGATCGAACTTGAATTCGAAGAAGTTGAGGACGAAAGCGGCAAGGTCGTAGGCCTGTTCAACCGCGTTCTCGAACTGATCGGCAAGAGCAAGGACAAGGAAGGCAAGGATGCCGCTCTTTTCACCGAACTCGGTGAGGCCGTCGAAGCCATGGCCGAGCACGTCGCCATCCAGGGCGAAGCGTTCACGGCGGAAAAGTCTGCCCGTGAAAAGCTCCAGACCGCTCACGACAAGCTGTCCACCGACTTCACGGCGCTGGTCGCCAAACTCGAAAAAACCCCGGACACCACTGGGAAGAACCCGCAGTACTCCGTTCGCCCGCCGGCTACGGGCGGTGACGGCGCGCTCGTCACCGACTGCTGATCCACCACACGGACAACACCCAGCCAAGGAACATCGGAGAACACCATGCGTAACGATACCCGCGTCATGTACAACGCCTACCTGCAACAGCTCGCGCAACTGCATGGCGTGAGCGACGTCACCACCAAATTTACCGCCGCACCGAGCGTGGCCCAGACCCTGGAAACCCGAATCCAGGAGTCCAGCGCCTTCCTCAGTGCCATCAACGTGTTTGGCGTGTCCGAGCAGTCGGGTGAAAAAATCGGCATCGGTATCGACGGCACCATCGCCAGTACCACCGACACTACCGTCAAGGACCGCGAGCCGCGCGACCCGAGCGGACTGGACAACCGTGGGTACGTCTGCACCCAGACCAACTTCGACACCGGCATCCGTTACCAGAAGCTGGATCAGTGGGCCAAGTTCAAGGACTTCCAGGCGCGTATTCGCGACGCCATCATCAAGGCCCAGGCACTCAACCGGATCATGATCGGCTGGAACGGCACCAGTCGTGCCGCCACCTCCAACCCGACGCTCAACCAACTGCTGCAGGACGTCAACATTGGCTGGCTGGAGAAAATGCGCCTGGAAAACCCTGCTCGTGTGATGAAGGAAGTCGTCGACGGCAGCGGAAAGATCCAGATCGGTGCCGGCAAGGACTTCGAAAACATCGACGCCCTGGTCGTGAGCATGGTCAACGAGTTCATCGAACCCTGGTATCAGGAAGACACCGACCTGGTGGTGATCTGCGGTCGCCAACTGCTGGCCGACAAGTACTTCCCGATCATCAACAAAACCCAGGCCCCGACCGAAATGCTCGCGGCCGACATCGTCACCAGCCAAAAACGCATCGGCAACCTGCCGGCGGTGCGTGTGCCGCACTTCCCTGCCAATGGTCTGCTGGTGACCCGACTCGACAACCTGTCGATCTACTGGCAGGAAAACACGCGCCGCCGCACCGTCGTCGACAACGCCAAACGCGACCGTATCGAGAACTTCGAATCGGTCAATGAGAGCTATGTGATTGAAGACCTGGGCTGCGCTGCCATGGCCGAAAACATCACTCTGAGCTGAGGCCGGCAACCATGACCAATCCTTGCCGCCGCCACTTCCAGCGCGTCACAGCAGCCGTTGCAGCGGCTGCCGTGGCCGGTCCTGCCATGACCATGGAAGGCGCAACCGTTTATGAGCTGCACCTCGCGAAGCTCCAGCAGGACTACCTGCGCCTGAAACAGGTGCAATCGATTGAAGGAAAGGCAGAACTGAAGCGGCAATTACTGCCTGAATATGTCCCGTATGTGACAGGCGTCCTCGCCGAAGGCAAAGGCGCGCAAGACCAAGTACTCACCACTCTGATGCTTTGGCGAATAGATGCCGGCGACTTTTCCGGCGCCCTGGACATTGCGGAGTACGTGATCAAACACTCTCTGCTGATGGCTGATCGCTTCGAACGCACCACGGGCACCATCGTCGCGGAAGACATTTCCGAAATGGCCCTGAAGACGCAAAAAGCGGGAGGCACCTTTGATCTGGATCTGCTGCTACGCACCGAGCAGATCGCCGGGAAAGAGGACATGCCTGACCAGGCTAAAGCCAAGCTGCACCTCGCGCTAGGTAAAGCCTGTGCCGAGAAGGTTTCCGACGACGAAACGTCGGAAAGCAAGGTGATCGCGATCGGTTACCTGGAGTCTGCAAAAAACTACCTGGCTCGCGCGATTGAGCTGCACACCAACTGCGGTGGCAAGAAGGATCTGGAGCGCGTTGAACGCCTCCTCAAAAAATACGCTGCTCCCAGCAGCTAACCGAGCGTCCCCACGCACCCCGCCGGCTCGGGGCGGATCGGCCAGGCCGCTCCTCCTGAACGTGAAGCCCCGACCACCGGCGACCTATTTTTGAGTGCCGTTCCATGAGCGCATTTGTAGCCAGCGGCCCAGTCACCGGCGGCCATATCAACACCGATCCGTTCTGGCCCTCAATCGACCTTGAGCAACTGCGGGCCACTCTGCGCATCGACAACAGCGTCACCCCAGCCCGCCTGGAAACTGCTGTCATCGCCGCCGCCATCAACCTCAACCGCGAGCTGAAGTTGTGGAAGGCCAAGCAGCAGGCCGCCGGTTACACCAAGCTGGCCGACGTACCAGACGACAAAATTAACGACGTATCGGTCCAGGCTCACCTGTACCGCCGTGCGATCGAGGCCGGCACCGGCGCCGAAGTCTGCGAACGCTACCGCGACTACAGCGCGACCAACACCGGCAGCGACAAAGCAGAAGAAACCATCCCGACCATCGACGACTACCGCCGCGATCTGCGCTGGGCCGTCCGTGACTTCCTCGGGATCAGCCGCACCACCGTGGAGCTGATCTGATGCCTGTCGCCATTCGCACCATCCAAAACGACACCGTCGACGCCCTCTGCTGGCGGTTCTACGGCCGCACAGCCGGCGTCACCGAAGCGGTGCTTGAAGCCAACCCCGGCCTGGCCGACCACGGTCCAATCCTGCCGCAAGGCCTTGTCGTCAACATGCCCGAAGCCCAAACCAGCGCGCCACAGCGGCAGATGGTGCAGCTATGGAACTGACCCCCTGCATCCAAGGAAACCCACACCATGGCTGATCCGACTTCCAGCGCTGTTACCGGCCTGCTTATGGGCCTGGGCCTGGCAACCGTGACGCCGATCATCGATGGCGAAGCGCTGTTCGGAGCAATCCTCGGCGCATGGCTGGTGACCAGCACCAAGCATGACCTCAAAGTCTGGCAGCGGCTGGGCTCACTGTTTCTGTCCGCCGGCGTGGGCTATCTGTTCGCGCCTATGGCTTTGCAGGCAATCCCGTTCATCACCAGCGGCGGTGGTGCATTTCTCTGCGCCCTGGTGGTCATCCCGATCAGTATCAAGCTGATGGTGTGGGTGGAGAAAGCGGACATCTGGGACATCTGGCGTCGCATCCGAGGGGGCAGCTGACATGCCTAACATCGAACTGGCCGTGCAGTTGATTACGGCTATCGCCTACCTGCTGAGCGCTCTGCGCCTGGCCTGCTACAGCCGAGGTGAGGCCCGGTACCGGCGCAGTATCTCGCTGCTTGCCAGTCTGTTCGGTTCGGCGCTGTGCATCTGCGGTCTGGAGATCCTGCTGTATCGCCAGCCCACCAGCCTCTGGCAGGCCGTGTCCATCGTGCTGCTCTGCACACTGATTTTCCGTTCACGCGGCAACGTTGCCGCCCTGTTGAGGCCCAGCGCATGACCACCACCCTTCGACACGGCGACCGCTCGCAAGCGGTGCTTATCCTGCAAAAGAACCTCAACAAGAACGGCGCCAACCTGGTGCCGGATGGGCACTACGGCGACGCCACCGAAGTGGCCGTCCGCGCCTACCAGGTCAAAGTCGGCCTGGTCGCCGACGGCATCGCCGGAACCAAGACCCAAACCAGCCTGGCCGGTGGCGACTGTGCCCAGCTGCTGCGCAATAAAGACCTGATAGCCGCTGCCGAACGCCTCGACGTACCGCTCGCGAGCATCTACGCAGTCAATGAGGTGGAATCCAAGGGCAAGGGCTTCCTCGACAATGGCAAGCCGGTGATCCTGTTCGAACGGCACATCATGTACCGCCAGCTCGCCATGGCTCGACATGCCGGCGATGACACGGCAGAACTCAAGCGTCACGCCGATCAGCTCGCCGACGCCAACCCTGCCCTGGTCAATCCGAAAGCCGGCGGATACATCGGCGGCACCGCTGAACACCAGCGCCTGGCCATGGCGCGCCTGATCGACGACACCGCTGCCCTGGAGTCGGCTTCCTGGGGCGCCTTCCAGATCATGGGCTTCCACTGGAAGCGCCTCGGCTATGCCAGCGTGCAGGCCTTCGTGGCGGCAATGAGTGCCGGCGAATCGCAGCAGCTCGACGCCTTCACCCGTTTCATCGAAACCGACCCGGCCTTGCACAAGGCTCTGAAGGGGCGCAAATGGGCAGAGTTCGCCAGGCTCTACAACGGGCCGGATTACCTGCGCAATCTTTACGACACTAAGCTTCAGCGCGCCTACGAACGGCACGCCGGCTGCGAATGTGGACAAGGAGTAGCGGCATGATTGACTTCAAAGCAGTGAAAAAACTTCGCGTGCAGGATGGTGACCTGGTGGTGGTGCCGGAATCCACCCTGCAAGCCGACATGGTAAAGCTGGCTGAATGCATCCAATTGATGAACGGCGCCCGCGCCGTGATCGTGCGTGGCCCGATCAAGCAGCTCGACACCGCTGCCATGAACAAACTCGGGTGGTACCGCGCATGAATCCGAAAATCGCCTACCTCGAAATTTCCCCCCGTCAAACCGGCAAGACCAAGCGGCTGACTGATATAGCGAACCAACTGAAAAGCGAGGGGAAGACGGTAGTTTTTGTCACGCTTCCCCCATTGGTCGAATCTACCCGTATGCAGATGCCGGGGGTCATTGTGTTGGCGGATGGCGAAGCCCCTCCCCCCGACACTGATTCGCCAGAAACAGTATGGATGTATGACGAATTTGATTGGCTCCATTCAACCGAGATACGTAGTGGAGCGTACTACGCGACAACCGCGAAATACGTTAGGGCGCTTGGCGTCGACAGTCCCGAAAATGATCTGCTGCTTGAGCTAATAGAACTCAACGGCGGCCGATTTGAGCGGCATTTTTGGTTCTTTGGTTTGAGGCCGGATAGTTGGTTTAGCGATGCCCGCGCGAGCTACAGCCCCGAAAAATTCCGCGCACTAATCCTTGGCGAGTTCCTGCAATGAGCATCTTGCGCCAGGCCCTGTACGGCATCGTCCTGCTCGGCGCCTTGACGCTACTGATCTGGGGTCAGGAAGCGCGCATCGACGTCGCTGAAGGCAAAACCGATCTGGCGAAAGCTGAGGCCAAGACTGCCCGCGACGACGCTGACCGCAGCCTTGCCACTGTCAACACCCTCACAGGCACCCTGAAACAGGAACGTGACGCACAAAGCCAGCTGCGCAAACAGCAGGACCAGCTGCGCCTGGGCCTAGCGAATCGTGAGCGCACCATAGAGGAGCTGAAACGTGAAAACGACGAACTACGGAACTGGGCTGATCAGCCTTTGCCTGACGCTGCTCGCCGGTTGCGCGAGCGCCCCGCCCTCACCGGCGCCGCAGCTTACCGTGACTGGCTGTCCGGCCGTGGTGCCGTGCGTGCTGCCGGCAACCAGCCCACGCAATAACGGCGACCAGCTTACCGACCAGGACCGCGCCGAAGCCGCTTGGGCCGATTGTGCCGCCCAGGTCGACATGGTCTACAAACACCAGCAGGCCAACCCATGAACAAACCCGAAAGCCTACGCGCTCACCTCCTGGCCACCGTCGCGGACTTCAAGCACGACCCCGACCGCCTGCTGATCTTCATCGACAACGGCAAGGTCCGTTGCACTGCCGCACACTCCCTGTCGTTTGAATACAGCTTTGACCTGCAGATCATCCTCACCGAGTTCGCCGGCCACCCTGACAGCGTGATCCTGCCCATCCTGGGTTGGCTGAGCGTCAACCAGTCCGAGCTGCTGGAGAACTTCGATAAGGTCAAAGACGGTATCCAGTTCGAAGCCGACATCCTCGACAAGACCAAAGTGGACCTCAGTATTACCCTGCCGCTGACAGAGCGGGTGGTCGTCGGCAAAGATGATCAGGGCAACACCACCGTGAAGCACCCGAACGAACCACAGTACGTGGCGGGCTACCTCGATCCGAACTGGAAGCCTGGGGCACAGGGCAACACCAGTGAGTGGCGGGTGCCTGATGGCGAATAACCTGGAAGCGTTGGAGACCTGGGCCGCAGTGCTGCTGGATCGCCTGGAGCCAGGAGAACGCAGCAAACTGGCCCGGAGCATTGGGCAGGATCTGCGCCGCAGCCAGCAAAAGAGAGTGATGGCGCAGGAGAACCCGGACGGGAGCAAGTATGCCCCTCGGAAACACCGGGACCTGCGCGGCAAGCAGGGGCGGGTTCGGCGAAAGTTGGCGATGTTCAAAAAACTGCGTACTGCGTCATACCTGAAGGTTCGTGGTGACAGTAAAGCCATCACCGTTGGTTTCACCGGGCGTATAGCCCGGATCGCCAGAGTTCACCAGTACGGCTTAAAAGATCGGGCGGAGCGCGGCGCCCCGGATGTGCGCTACGAACAGCGCGAAGTATTGGGATTTACAGACGCCGATCTTGATTTGATCCGTGATGGCTTGCTTGCGCACCTGACACTGTAATCCCCTTCATTACAAGGTGGCGAAGCTGCACTCGCACGCGCGTGGCGCCACCATCGGCGCCATGAACAACTTCGCCGCCCTCTCCCGCATGCTCGAAAACCTCATCCGCTATGGCGTCATCGCCGCCGTGCAGATGGAGCCCCCGCGCGTGCAGGTAAAAACCGGTTCACTGACCACCGCCTGGCTGCCGTGGATAGCCCTGCGCGCCGGTGCTGATCAGGAATGGGACCCGCCCACCGAAGGCGAACAGGTGATCCTGTTCAGCCCATCCGGCCAGCTCGCCAACGGTGTCGTCTTAACCGGCCTGTTCAGCGACCACATCCCCGCCAACGGCAAACGCGCTGGCCTGCACCGTCGCACCTACGCCGACGGCGCGGTGATCGAGTACGACAGTGTCCAACATCACCTGAACGCCACCCTGCCCGACAGCGGAACCACCAGCCTGGTGAGCAAGGGCGGGATCAACATCATCGGCCCGATCAATCATCTGGGCGATTACAACCAAACCGGCAACCAGAACGTGGTCGGCCTGGTGACCGTCTCCGAAGACGTGGTGGCTGCCAACATCAGCCTGGTCAAGCACCCGCATGGCGGCGTGCTGGTGGGCGGCGCGAAGACGGGTAAACCAGAATGAACCGAGAAACCGGCGCAACCATCAGCGACTTGGACCACATCGGCCAGAGCATCACGGACATCCTCACCACCCGCATCGGCACCCGAGTTATGCGCCGCGAATACGGCAGCCTGCTACCCGAGCTGGTCGACCATCCCTTCAACGACGCTACACGTCTGCGTGTCTACGCGGGCACCGTCATGGCGTTGATGCGCTGGGAAACCCGCATCAGCCTTAGCCGTGTCCAGTTCCTCGGCGCGAACCTTCAAGGTCAGTCAGTGCTGGAGCTGGAAGGCACCATCGTCGACACCAACGAGCCGTTGAGCATGAGCCTGCCGCTGCAACTGGGGGGTAGTGTATGAACTCCTTTGCCGCGATTGACCTCAGCCAGCTCCCGGCGCCGCAGATCGTCGAGCAGATCGACTTCGAAGTGATCCTGGCCGAGCGCAAGGCCTACATGATCAGCCTGTGGCCGATTGAGGAACAGGCGCAGATTGCCGCCCGCCTCGAAATGGAATCGGAGCCGCTGACCAAGCTGCTTCAAGAGAACGCCTACCGCGAAACCATCTGGCGTCAGCGGGTCAATGAGGCGTCGATGGCAAACCTGCTCGCCCTGGCCAAAGGCCCCGACCTGGACCAACTGGCGGGCAACTTCAATGTCCAGCGCCTGGTGGTTCAGGAAGCCAAGCCCCTGGCGGTGCCACCTGTCGCAAGGATCATGGAGAGCGACGACAGCTTGCGCGAGCGTGCGCAAATGTCCTGGGAAGGGCTGAGCACCGCCGGCCCGCGTAACAGCTACATCTTCCATGCCCGAGGCGCTGACGGTCGGGTTGCCGACGCCACGGCTGAAAGCCCTTCCCCTGCCGTTGCAGTGGTCACCGTGCAATCGCTGCTTGGAGATGGGACCGCACCGCCTGACCTGATCGCCGCCGTCAAAAACTACCTGAGCGACGATGACCGCCGGCCCGTGGGTGACCGTCTGACGGTACAAGGCGCGCAGATCCTCCGCTACCAGGTCAAAGCCAAGCTGTATCTGCTGACCAGCGGCCCCGAGTCGGAACCGATTATTGCCGCCGCTGAACAGCGCTTGCTGGCATACGTCAGCCAACGTCGACGCCTGGCGATGGAGGTGTCGGAATCGGCCCTGCACGCCGCACTGTTTGTCGAAGGTGTGCGCAAGGTCGTACTGGAAAACTGGATCGATATCGTCGCCACCAAAGCCCAGGCGCCCTACTGCACCGGTGTGACGGTCACGCGGGGTGCCGAGTAATGGGCGCTCAGCAGCTGCTGCCGCGAAACTCCACACCACTTGAGCGCCAAGCAGCGCAAGCACTGGCGCAGATTCAGCGTGTGCCGATTCCACTGCGTCAACTGTGCGATCCGAACAAATGCCCGTTGAGCGTGCTTCCCTACCTGGCCTGGGCCTTCTCCGTCGACCGTTGGGACAGCAACTGGACCGAAGCCACCAAGCGCGCAGCCATTCGCTCATCCCGCTACATCCACGCGCACAAAGGCACCATCGGCGCCCTGCGCCGGGTGGTGGAGCCGCTGGGCTACCTGATCGAAGTGATGGAGTGGTGGGAGACCGTGCCGGAAGGCGTGCCTGCCACCTTCGCGTTGAAGATCGGCGTGCTAGACACCGGCATCACCGAAGAAATGTACCAGGAGCTGACCTGGCTGATCGATGACGCCAAGCCCCTCACCCGACACTTGACCGGCCTGGCGATCAGCCTGGAAAGCACCGGCTCCGTATTCGTCGGCGCCTGCGTGTACGAAGGCGACGAACTCAGCGTTTACCCACCGACACAGCGCGACATTGACGTCAGCGGCGCGTTTCATCTCGGTGGCCGCGAACATCATATCGACACGATGGACATCTACTCATGATCGACCAAAACAGCCAGTTCTTCGCGATCCTCACCGCTATCGGCGAAGCCAAGCAGGCCAACGCCGCCGCCCTTGGTACGTCCTGGACCTTCGCCCAAATGGGCGTGGGTGATGCCAACGGCACGGACCCAATCCCCAGCCGTACGCAGACCAAGCTGATCAACGAGCGCCGCCGCGCTCCGCTCAACCAGGTGAAGGTGGACCCCACCAACGCCAGCGTCATCATCGCCGAGCAGATCATCCCGGAGAACGTTGGCGGTTGGTGGGTGCGTGAACTGGCGCTGTACGACGCGGACGGCGATATGGTCGCGGTTGCCAACTGTGCACCGACCTATAAGTCTCTGCTGGCCCAGGGCTCCGGCCGGACGCAGGTGATTCGGATCAACCTGATCGTCAGCAGCACCAGCAACATCGAGCTGAAGATCGATCCGAGCGTGGTGCTGGCAACGCGTGAATACGTGGACACCTCGGTTATCGAGGCCATGGCGAAGCTGGACTTCAAGCACTCGGTGTTGGTGGCCACCACGGCCAACATCGTTTTGAGTGGTTCCAAGGTTGTTGATGGTGAAACGCCGCCGGAAGGCAGTCGCGTTCTCGCAAAAAACCAGGACCAGGCTAAGGACAACGGCATTTGGGTCGTTAATTCCAGCGGCGCGTGGACGCGAGCCAAGGATGCAGACGAAAGTCTAGAAGTGACACCGGGGCTATTCGTCACCGTCGAGAAAGGTACGGTAAATGGCGATAGTGTTTGGCAGTTGGTAACGGATGCTCCCATCGTCCTGGGCACAACGCCGCTGACGTTTGAAGTTGTCGCGGGCCGCACGGGGATTGTAGCGGGCACCTACCGCAGTTTGACGGTGGACAAGCTCGGTCGCGTTATTGCGGGTACGAACCCCACGACACTCGCTGGCGCGGGTATTACAGATGCCATGCCGATTGGGGCGGGTGGTTTGATGACCAGCGCTCCGATGGTCGCGGGCGCAATCTCAAGCCTTCCTACAACTCAGTTTTTTGCGGCTGGGGAAGGTAACACTACTGATATTCCGGCAAGTATGACCTATGCGGTAGGTCTGCATATTAAGTATCCAGGTCCGGCTGGTGCTTACTGTCTCGATATTGTTTCAAGTGTTACTGCGGAAGATTTTAGAATTAGGTACACGGGCGCCGGTGGACCAGCTGCTTATCGTGTTCTGTGGCACTCTGGCAACTTTACTCCGGACTCAAAAGTAAACGGGGATGACGCTACTGGCGTAGGGTTTGCGTCGGCAGACATTGAATACCCGTACATTTGGAGCAAGACTGCCAATGCTGCCATTTTTTTGCAAAAGCGTCTTGGCTTTACACCTGTTCAACAGGGCGGCGGGATTGGGCAGGCCACCAATAAAGTTAAGATTGGGTGGTCCTCGAATGGACTTAAAGCAACAGTAGATGAAAGCGATCTTGGATACATTTGGTGTGAAAACAACTTCAAGCCATCTGAATACATTAAAAAAGGACAAAACGTACCCTCGTTTTCAAATCCGATCTTTGGTTCGGGAAATACTGGCGCTATAGGCACAGTTAACACGGTTAATACGGGTTCTTTTCAAGTTTCCAACGAGGGCAATGCAGCCGCATCAGCGTCTATATGCTTTCACCGCGCGGGCGTCTATGCAGTCTATTTGGGTCTTGATACGGACAATCAGTTCAAGGTTGGTGGCGCATCTATGGGCCTGGTGGCCCACACGCTTTGGCACTCCGGTAACAGGCCGAAAGACACTGCGCTTCTCGCTGCTAACGGCTGGAGTAAGAACGCAGACACTGGAGAAATCAAGCAATGGGTTGAGGTCGTAGTCGATGATATTTCATCTACAAAAACCTTGAGCGTAGCGTGGCCTTTTAAATTCCCTAACAGATTTTTAAATGCGCAGATTACTTTTAGGATTCCTTCAAGTACTGGCTGGTGTACGGCAGTAGGCACTTATTATGATGCTACCCCCACGGGTTGCATGATGCGCGTGGAGGAGTGGGCGTCTGTGCTTCAAACGGGGCTGATTGCAATTGTTGAGGCGCGAGGTGATTAAAAGTGAAAATATTTTATAGCGGCAAAGATAATACGTTCTTCAACGAGGTGTTACACGGAGCTAGAACAATTACGGTTCCCGATCCGAATTGGATACAGCCAATTACTCGCGTTCCCGATCCTGAGTGGATTCACCCAACTATTTCAGTTCCAAACCCTTCTTGGATCGAGGGGGACGAATCAGTAGTTCAAACTATTTTTGTGCCTGATCCTGACGCAGTGGCGCCGTTAATTGAAGCGCCAGATTACAGCGCTGTACCGCCGATGATTGTCGTGCCTAACCCTATGTGCTTGCTTCCGCCAGAATCTGAATTGGTGGATGTTTCCCAGGAAGAACATGACGAAATCTACCGGGTGCTTTCGCTGGGTGGGTCGATACTTGTACCTGGCAAAAAGGGGCGTCCGAGTACAGCACCAACGCCGCCGCCTACGGTAGAGGATCTGAAAAACCGCGAGCGTGCCATCCGCGACCGGGCGTTGTTGCTCACCGATCCACTCATAGCCCGTCACCGCGACGAGCTGGAGGCCGAGCGCCCTACAACCCTCACTGCCCAGCAGTACAAGCAGTTGCAGGGCTACCGCCAGGATCTGCGCGACTGGCCCGAGTCGGAGCATTTCCCGGCAGTCGAGCACAGGCCTGAGCAACCCGACTGGCTCGCCGACCAACTCCGATAATCCACCCGCACCTGTACCCCGCCAACTTACAAACCCGCGCGCTCGCCCAACCGGCGCGCGCGCGGCAGCCTGTGCACTGTCATTCCATCACAGCGCAGGCAACCACCCATGGCCGACTATCTCCACGGCGTGCGGGTTCTCGAACTCAACGACGGCACCCGTCCCATTCGCACCATCGCAACCGCAGTCATTGGCCTGGTATGTACGGCTGAAGATGCGGACCCACTCGCGTTCCCGCTGGACACTCCCGTCCTGCTGACCAACGTGCAAAGCGCCATCGCCAAAGCCGGCGTCAAAGGCACCCTGGCGAAGAGCCTGCAAGCCATCGCTGACCAGACCAAGCCTTACACCATCGTGGTGCGGGTCAAGGAAGGCGCAGACGCAGCCGCCAACACCAGCGCCCTGATCGGCACAACCACCGCCGACGGCAAGTACACCGGCATGAAAGCCCTGCTCGCCGCCAAGGCCCGAGTGGGCATGACGCCGCGCATTCTCGGTGTGCCAGGCCTCGACAGTCAGCCCGTGGCCACCGCACTGGTATCGATCGCAAAAGACCTGCGCGCCTTCGCATACGTCAGTGCGTGGGACTGCAAAACCAAGGAAGAGGTGGTCGCCTATCGCGAAAACTTCGGCGCCCGTGAAGTCATGGTGATCTGGCCGGAATTCCAAAACTGGGACACGGTCACCAACGCCACCGTCACCGCGTCGGCAGTAGCCCGTGCGCTGGGCCTGCGGGCGCTGATCGACAAAGACATCGGCTGGCACAAGACCATCTCCAACGTCGCGGTCAACGGCGTGACCGGCATCAGCGCCGATGTGTTCTGGGACCTGCAAAACCCAGCCACTGATGCCAACTACCTCAACAGCAACGAGGTCACCACTCTAATCAATGAGGGTGGCTTCCGCTTCTGGGGCAGCCGTACGTGCAGCGACGATCCGCTGTTCGCGTTCGAAAACTACACCCGCACCGCGCAGATCATCGCCGACACCATGGCCGAGGCGCACATGTGGGCCATGGACAAGCCCATGCACGCCTCCCTGGTCAAAGACATCATCAACGGGATCAACGCCAAGTTCCGCGAACTGGTCAACCAGGGCTACCTGATCGGCGGCAGCTGCTGGTACCCAGAAGACGTCAACGACAAGGACACCCTAAAGGCCGGCAAGCTGACCCTCGATTACGACTACACCCCCGTGCCGCCCCTGGAAGACCTCACCTTGCGCCAGCGCATCACCGACCGCTACCTGATGCAGTTCGCCGCCGCCGTCAACGCTTAAACCGGGCCTCCCCGCAAGGGGAGTTAACCCTGTGCCATAACCCCGGAGATTCCCGCCATGGCCATGCCTCACAAACTGAAAAACATGAACCTGTTCAACGACGGCGGCAGTTATCAAGGCAAAGTCAAAACCGTCACTCTGCCCTCTCTGGGCCGCAAGATGGAAGCCTGGCGCGCCGCCGGTATGAATGGCCCGGTCAAGGCTGACTTGGGCATGTCGGACGACGGTATCCAGCTGGAATGGAAGCTGGGTGGCCTGGATCTGATCGTGCTCAAGCAATTCGGCGCCGTCAACGCAGCGGGTGTTGCTCTGCGCTTCGCGGGTGCCTTCCAGCAGGACGACACCGGTGAAATCAGCGCCGTAGAGGTGACCGTTCGCGGCCGTCACGAAACCATTGAAATGGGTGACGCCACACCTGGTGAAGACACCGAGCACTCCATCACCACCACCTGCAGCTACTACAAGCTGACCGTCGACAACGAAGACATCATCGAAATCGACCTGCTGAATTTCATCGAGAAGGTCGGCGGCGTCGACATGCTGGAGAAACAGCGCAACGCCATCGGCCTTTGATCGCCGGCATCTATCGCTAACCCCATTCATCACCAGGAGCTTTACTCATGAAGACTGAAACCACCGAACAACCCGATGTGAAACCACTGGCCGACGACAACACCGTCACCCTCGACACACCTATCCGCCGTGGCACTACCAGCATCGACAGCATCACCCTGCGCAAGCCCAACTCGGGCGAGCTGCGGGGGGTGAGCCTGGCCGAGCTGTTGCAAATGGACGTCAACAGCCTGGTCAAGGTGGTGCCGCGCATCAGCACCCCTACCCTCACCGCCGTCGAAGTCACGTCGATGGACCCCGCAGACCTGTTCGCACTCGGCACCAAGGTGTCTGGTTTTTTGCTACAGAAATCGATGAAGACGGACGCATCCCTCGTTGCGTAGAGGACGCCATGGCCGATCTGGCCGTGGTTTTTCACTGGGCGCCGGCTGACATGGATCAACTGGGCCTGAACGAACTGATGGAATGGCGCGAGCGCGCCAGGGTGCGGAGCTCCACCGATGGCAAATGATCTGAGACTTCAGGTGCTGCTCAGTACCATCGACAAGGCCACCCGACCGCTGAAGCACATCAGCGAAGGGGGCATCGAGACAGCTCGTGCCCTCAAGGCAGCTCGCGACCGCCTGAAGGAACTCACCACCCAGCAAAAAGACGTCAGCGCTTGGAGGGCTCAGCGTGCGGCTGCTGAGCAAACCGGTGCGTCCCTCACTGCCGCACGGGACCGCGTCAAATCCCTCAGTCAAGAACTCGCTGCCACTGACACACCGACCCGAGCAATGACACGCAGCTTCCAGGCGGCGGTGCGCGAGGCCACGCGGCTCAAGCAGCAGCACCAACAGCAGGGCGAGCAACTGCAGGGCCTGCGTTCGAAACTCTACGACGCCGGCATCAGTACCAAGAACCTGAGCACCCACGAACGCCAGTTGCGCGAGCAAATCAACGCCACCAACGCGAGCATCAGTACGCAGGGCAAGCGTATGGCCGAACTGAGCGCCCAGCACAAGCGCGCGGCAGCAGCCAGAAGTCAGATGGAAAAATCCCAGCGCGCTGCCGGCAACCTCGCTGTAAACGGCGCCGCAGGCTTGGGTGTTGGCTACGCAGCCAGCCGTCCAATTGCCGCCGCAGTGAAGGCCTTTGCGCCCAATGAGGATTCCGCTACACAGCTCAAGGTGTCGATGATGGACGACACCGGCAAGGTCGCCGAAGACTTCCAGAAGATCACGAACCTTGCCACAAAGCTGGGTGACCGTTTGCCAGGTACGACGGCCGACTTCCAGGAGATGATGACGATGCTGAGGCGCCAGGGCCTCAGTGCACAAAGCATTCTCGGCGGTACGGGTGAGGCAGCCGCGTATCTGGGCGTGCAGCTGAAAATGCCGGTGGCCGAAGCAGCTGAGTTTGCGGCCAAAATGCAGGACGCTACCCGGACCTCAGAAAAAGACATGATGTCGCTGATGGACACCATCCAGCGTGGTTTCTATGCGGGTGTTGACCCGACCAACATGCTCCAGGGCTTCAGCAAGATCGCGCCAGTGATGGACACCATTAAAAAATCGGGCATCGACGCTGCCGCTGAGCTGGCGCCCCTGCTGGTCATGATGGATCAGGCAGGCATGGAAGGCGGCGCCGCCGGCAACGCCTACCGGAAGATCTTTCAGGCAGGCCTGGACAAGGACGGGGTTAAGGACGTCAACGAGATCATGGCGCTGGAGGGAAAGTCCATTCGTTTCAAGTTCACCGATGCCAAGGGCAACTTCGCCGGCCTGGAAAACCTGTTCGCCCAGGTCGAAAAGCTCAAGACCCTGAACGACGAAGACCGCACCGCAACCATCAAGGCTCTGTTCGGTGATGACTCCGAAACGATGACCACCTTGAACACCATGATGAATAAGGGGCTGGATGGGTATAAGGAAGTCCAGCAGAAGCTGCAAAACCAGGCCGATCTGCGTACTCGCGTCAACGAACAACTCAGCACCCTCACAAACGTCATGGAAGCCGCAGAAGGCAGTTTTACCAATGCCATGGCAGAGTTCGGTGCAGCGGTAGCGCCGGAACTCAAGGATCTGATCAACACGCTAGGCGAGATCGCGAACAGCGTTGGCACTTGGGCCAGGGAGAATCCCAAGTTGGCTGGTGGCCTGGTCAAGGTCGTGGCCGCGATTGCTGCGCTGGCATTTGTTTTCGGCGGTTTGGCGTTGACCATGGCGAGCATGCTAGGTCCGTTCGCGGTGCTGCGCTACGGCATGACAATGTTCGGCCTTCATGGTGGCGGAATCACCAAAATGCTCGGCCGGCTAATGCCCACTCTGACCGGGCTGGCCCGCAACGTCTTCCCCATGTTTGCCCAAGGCATTCGAATGCTCGCCATGACAATGGGCGGCGCGCTGGTCACGGCTCTGCGTACCGTAGGCATTGCACTGTGGGGGCTGGCAGCCAACCCAATTGTCTTGATCATCGCCGCCGTTGTTGCCGCGCTGGCTGCTGGCGCTTACCTGATTTACAAAAACTGGGACGCCGTGAAGAACTACTTCACCAATGCCTGGGCCGAAATCAAGGCAGGCTTCGACGGCGGCATCGGCGGCATCATCACCACCCTGGTGAACTTCAGCCCGCTCGGGCTTGTGTACCAAGCCTTTGCTGGTGTCCTGAGTTATCTGGGCATCGAACTGCCCAGCCGCTTCACCGAGTTCGGCAGCATGATCGTGAATGGCCTGGTCAACGGCCTCAGGGCCGGCCTGGGTGCCGTGAAAGACGCCATCAGTTCGATCGGAGACAGCAGCATCGGTTGGTTCAAGGAAAAGCTCGGTATCCACAGCCCGTCGCGCGTGTTCGCGGAGTTGGGCGGGTTCACCATGGCCGGGCTCACCCAGGGTCTTGAAGGTGGACAGAAAGGCCCCCTGAATGCACTGTCCAGCATGAGCAAGCAGCTGACAGCTGCAGGCACCTTAGCCCTGGGCGCCACTGCTATGCCGGCGTTCGCCGTAGACAACACGCCGCCAATCAGCAGCTCGCCCGCAGCCGCTGTTTACGACAGCCACGACACCTACGAAATCAACATTACGGCAGGACCTGGGACTGACATGCAAAGCCTGGAAAAGAGCCTGCGCGCGATGCTGGCCCGCATCGAAAACGAAAAGAAAGCGCGTCAGCGCAGCAAACTCTCCGACCTGGAATAACCACCATGATGATGGCCCTCGGCATGTTCGTGTTCAGCCTCCACACCGCCGCCTACCAGGAGCTGCAACGCCAAACCGATTGGCGCCACGCCAGCAACAACCGCATCGGTGAAGCCCCCGCGCGGCAATTCGTTGGCCGTGGCGAAGACGCCATCACCCTCCCCGGCATCCTCTTCCCCGAACTGGCCGGCACTGCCCTCAGCCTCGACTCGCTACGCCTGATGGCAAACACCGGCAAGGCGTGGCCCATGGTCGAGGGCACCGGGCGGATCTACGGCCTGTGGGTGATTGAAAGCCTCAGCGAAACCAGGACCATATTTTTCCCCGACGGCACGGCACGGCGTATTGAATTCACCCTCAGCCTGAAGCGCACCGACGACGACCGCGTCGACCTACTCGGCGCCGCTACCAGCACCGGCGTTAACATCCTGCGAGGCCTATTGTGATTGAGTCCATCGTATCCAAGGTCACCGGCTACCTGCGCAACACCGCTGAACGTTACGTCCGCGACGCAGCCTACCCAGTACCGGCATTTCGTCTCACCGTCGACGGCCTGGACATTGCCCAACTGATCAGCCCGCGGCTGATGAGCTTGGAACTGACCGACAACCGCGGCGTTGAAGCAGACCAACTGAGTATCACCCTGAGCGACCACGACGGCTTGCTGACGATCCCACCCAAGGGCGCGGTGCTGCGCCTATGGTTGGGTTGGAGCGACACTGGCCTGGTCGACAAAGGAACCTATACCGTCGACGAAACCGAACACAGCGGCGCGCCGGACGTGCTCACCATCCGCGCTCGATCGGCAGACCTGCGCAAGGGCCTGAAAACCAAACGCGAGCGCAGCTGGAGCAACACCACCCTCGGCGATGTCCTGGGCGATATCGCGATGGGCAACGGCCTCACCGCCACCATCGCCGGCGCGCTGGACGCGCTGCCCATCCTGCAACTCGACCAGGCCAACGAATCCGACGCCAACCTTATCAGCCGCCTCGGCGAAGAGTTCGACGCGGTGGCCAGTGTCAAAGCCGGTTGCCTGTTGTGCCTGCCAGCGGGCGGCGGCAAGACCGCCAGTGGTATGGATCTGCCCCACATCGTCCTCACCCGCGAAGACGGCGACCAACACCGCTACCTGCAAGCCGACCGCGACAGCTACGATGGCGTGCGCGCTTATTTTTACGATGTAAATAGCGCCAAGAAACAGGAGGCGATTGCCGGTGGGGGCGACAACCTCAAGGATCTACGCCACACATACAGCGATCAGCAGTCAGCCCTGCGCGCCGCACGGGCGGAGTTTCGTCGGTTGCAGCGCAGCAGTGCCACGCTCAGTTACACCCTGGCGATGGGCAGGCCGGATCTGATTCCAGAGCTGACGTACACACTCCAGGGCGTGAAAGCGGAAATCGACGAGATCATCTGGTACGGCGGGAATGTGCAGCACAGCCTGAATGCGGATGGTGGCTACACCGTCAGCCTGGAATTGGAGAGCAAGCTGCCGGAGGACAACGTTGAGGATCTGGCGGAGGAAAACAAAGGGGATTACACGGGCATCATCGCGTACTACCGCGACAAGAAAACAGGAAAGGAAAAGACGATTTCGGCGGGGGATCAAACGAAGCCGAGGCGGTTGCGGTGGCTGTACGCCACTGAAAAGACGGCCAAGCGTGCAGTGGATCGCGAATGGAAGAAAATGCAGATCGAAACCGCCTAGACAAAAAAGCCCGGCACTGCCGGGCTTTTCAATCACCTTGCGTTTAATAGAACGTCGAAAAATCGCAGGATGTCCTTTTTCTGCTGATGATTTAACTGTCTGAACATCTGCAGAACCAACCTCTCACGCTGACTCAGAGTCTCGTACTCAACGTTTTCGGACTGCTTGGCCTGCACCTCGTTACTTGACGACATGTGTTGCTCCCTTCTACATGTCCTAGTGCCCGGCACCAACCTAGGTGCCAAAAAAAGCACCAGGAGGAGCGGGGATTTTCAACATGTAGGGGGGCGCTACGAGCGTAGGTAACTCATATGAGAAAAGAGCTTAAGGCTTAAGGCATAGCTCCTGCGCGATTCGGACAATATCGCTGTAGTCCATCATTACCGCCGGCGTCGTTGGGCTTGGCTTTGTAATGTCACGCCCATCGGCCCACCCCCGAGTTTTAGCAATGCTACGGGCACTCCCGTTCAGAGCGTAGACCGTTCCATCAGAAGTTCTTGCCAATGCTTTGGGCGACGGGCCATCACACAGCAAATCAACAGTATCAACTGTGAACGGCCAGGCATCACCGAAATCCTTACTTGAGACTTTCTGCACCTTTTCATCGGATCCGCACCCAGACAGGGCAGAAAGCAGCGTAATCAAAACAGCGAACGTAAATCCCTGGTTCATTGTTACTTCCTTATTTTTTGTGACTGAACGCCCGTAGAAGCCGTTTCACAGCTCCTTTGTCCTCGTCGTCCAACGACCGCACGTGCTCAACCATCTCTATTTCATCAGATGAAAGCGTCGGTTCTGTAACCGGCAGGCGCTGACCAATGACCACATAGAGGATGTCAACGCCACGCTCAGCTACAGCGGCCAGGTAATCCGCATCCGGGCTCCGATCACCCTTTTCGTAGTTGAACTGAGAGGTCTTCGCCACGCCCGCGAATGCGGCGAAATCCGCTTGATTAAAACCCAAGCGGACGCGCTCCTCCCTCAGTCTTTCACCGATATTCAACAAAACGACCCCTTAATGAGTTGACTATTCAACAATCGTTGAATATTCTTCCCCTGTCATCACACGAAACCACACGAAACGAGACTATGCCGAACGCATCCCCCATCGAGCAAGCATGCCAAGAGGCCCGTGACCGTCTCGCACGACTCGGGATATCGGCAAAAGACTGGGCTGAAGAACATGAATTCAACCCTTCGACGGTTTACGCAGTTTTGAACGGACAGAAAAAGTGCTTACGCGGTGAAGCTCACCGCGCCGCCGTACTGCTCGGAATCAAAGACGGCGTGATTACAAACTAGGGCCTCTGGCTCCAAGGGGAAACCAGAAGATGAAACGCCCAGTTCTAGACAGCAGAAAGAGCGTCGTCATGGCCGTCATCGGCGCCTACCCAGGCGGTCGAGAATACGCCTCGGCAGACCTCGGTATGCCAATCAAGAAATTCGATAACCAGGCCTACGAGAACGCCGGTAGCCGGCCGTTGGCGGACGAGCATATCCACCGGCTGGAGCAGGTCGCAGGCACCACGTTCTTGGCTGATTACATCGCCTCAATGTACGGCGGCATGTTCGTACCGCTGAGCCTGCCGGAAACGCTCGACAACGTTGAGTTGTACAGCCGCTCGCTCAAGGCCTCAGCTAAACGCGGCAAGGTCGACCAGATCATGTCTGCTGCCCTGGATGATGGGATCATCGAAAAGCGTGAAGCCGACGCAATCATCGCCGCTTTGATCACCTACATGTCGGCCCGGTACGCAGAGGTCTTCGCAACCATCCAGCTTTACAGCGCAGGAGCTGTCCAGTGAGCACTTACAAACTGGTCTGCCCTTGCTGCAGCAGCTCGATGCGTATCCGCACCTCCGAAGGGCAAACACCTTGTTTCCGATCGATGTACTCGGAATGCACCAATCTGCTTTGTGGTGCCACCTTCTCCGGATCCTTGGTCTGGGAATATCAGCTCAGCCCCTCAGGCATTGAGCGCCCCCTCACGGTTCTGCCCATGGCGCCTACCAAAGTGCGTCTCCTTGCACGACAAAACCTAACTTCAAAAAACGATCAACCCGATCTGCTGGACCAACTGGAAGTGGAGGCCGAATCCGTATGAACACAATCGCCCTGACAACGAACCCCGCCAGTGACTACCGCGCTGCCATGCAACAAGCGGCCGTGGCCTATCTCTATCGTCACCGTTGCGAGCATCTTGCCGGTGACAGCCAGTTGCTGGACAACTGCACTCGGTACCTGACCTTTTCGCTTGAAGTACCGCCGCATCTGGTGCAGCGCATTGCGGAACTGGCCATTGCCGAGTTCGAAAGCATGACTTGTAAGCGGGTCGCCTGGCTTGGCATTCACCCCAGCAGTGGCCCTTTCCGCCCTGTGATTTTGCTACTCGACAACTGCACCCAACAGCGACACCCCGTTTCTGCACGCTTGCTTCCTACACGCCTGTTGCTAACTCGCAACCTCCCGCACTAACCCGAAACCTTCCCTGATAGATGCCCGCACCGCGTGGGTAGGGGAAATTTGCAACTTACTGGTGGCCGAAATGAGCAAAATCACCATAAAACTTGAGCTGGACGAACAGCAGGCGCAGCAATACCTGCTGTGGCTGACCACTCAGTACGAAGTCACCATGGCTGATATTTGGTACTCCGACCGCTACCGGGATGTGCCCAGCGGTCAACGGGCGCCGAAGGTGCTTGAGGATTTGCCTTATCTGGCAGGTATCTGCAAGACACGCAGCGAGCTGAAAAAGCAGCTTGTTGCTCCTGTCGCGGGGCACGTGCAGTGAATCGCAAGCCCATGGAGCAACAAATACGCGCTGATGTACTTCAGCGGCTGGAGTCGGACTACGGCCTTCAGCACATGTCCGGCACGCATTACATGCGCAAGGGCACCTGTCCTCAGTGCAACCAGAAACGCTTGTTCTCGCGCCACGATGAACCATGGTTCATACGCTGTGGCCGCGAGGAAAAATGCCGGTACATGGCTCCGACAAAAGAGCTGTACCCAGACTTGTTTGACGACTGGAGCAAGCGTGCGCCGGCTACCCGCGACGAGCCAGCCGCAAGCGCAAGAGCATATCTGTCGTTTGCAAGGGGCTTTCAAGTCGAGTTGCTTGAGGGGTGGTACACCCAAGAGAGTTACTTCGATCGCGACCTGAATATTGGCTCCGCAACCGTCCGTTTCCCCCTCGAACATGGCGGCTACTGGGAGCGCCTGATTGATCAACCCTCCCGCTTTGGCAAGAAGAAAGCCCGGTTCCAGCCGCTTAAGAGTTATAGGGGGCATTGGTGGTGCCCGCCTTGCCTGGACCTGCTTGAAGTAAGCGAGCTGTGGATTGTTGAGGGCATTTTCGATGCCATCGCACTCATTCAAAACGGTATCTCAGCTGTCGCTGCGCTGTCCTCAAACGCTTTTCCAGAGGAATCGCTGAAGGCTCTGATCACCGCTCGCGGTGGCAAAACGCCCAAATTGGTTTGGGCTCTGGACAACGAGCCAGGCGCTCACAAGTACACCCGCACATGGGTGAAGCGTGCCCGCGAGTTTGGCTTTACCTGCGACGCCGCCCAGGTACCGCAGCCGGATGCACGCAAGGTTGATTGGAACGATCTACATCAACGCTGGGCGTTTATTGACGATGAAAAAACCCGTGCAGAACGCATCGAAAAAGACTTGAAGGAAGCCCGCCATCAGGGCGCCCTGCTGATCGCCGAGAGTGCCAGCGACAAAGCATTGCTTATGTACCAGTGGCGTGAGCGAGAGGAGTTTCACTTCTGTTTCGACTCCCGCCTGTATTGGTGGAAATTGGACCTCGCGAAATACAACAGCGCCAAGCAAGCGCTGGAGAAAAGCGATGACCAGGAAGCCCAGGTGCTGAACGAAAAGCAGCTCCGGGAGAAGGCGCTAAACGTGGCCGGCTGCGTCGTCGAAATCGCCAACTGCTACCCCAAAGCCCTCTACTTCCAACGCAACGAGATTACCGACGAGTCTTGGTACTTCTTCCGCGTCGACTTCCCGCACGACGGTGGCTCTGTGAAAAACACCTTCACCGGTGGCCAGGTCGCCGCCGCCAGCGAATTCAAAAAAAGACTTCTCGGCATGGGCGCCGGGGCCGTGTTCACGGGTAGTGGACAACAGTTGGACAAACTCATGAAAGACCAGCTTTTCGGCATCAAGACCGTTCAGACCATCGACTACGTGGGTTACAGCAAGGAATACCACTGTTACGTGTTCAACGACGTTGCCGTCCGCGAAGGCCAGGTCATCCACATCAACGAAGAGGAGTTTTTTGAGATGGGTAAGCTGAAGCTCAAAACTCTGCAAAAGGGTGTGAAGATCGATCTGGAGAAGGACAGTAAAAACTACGACCCACAGTGGCAGGGCCTTCTGTGGCAGTGCTTTGGCGCCCAGGGAATCGTCGCGCTGACGTTCTGGTTTGGCTCACTGTTTGCCGAACAGATCCGCAGCCGCTACCAGTCGTTTCCGTTTCTTGAAGCCACGGGTGAGGCTGGCGCCGGCAAAACCACCTTGCTTACTCTGCTTTGGAAACTGGCAGGCCGGGACGGATACGAAGGGTTCGACCCGTCCAAGTCCACCAAGGCCGGCCGTAGCCGCCTGATGGGTCAGGTATCGGGCATGCCCATCGTGCTGCTGGAGTCGGACCGCAGCGGTGATGACAAGGCCCACGCCAAGACCTTCGAATGGGACGAACTCAAGGACTACTACGGCGGCGGCACGCTTGCGACCAAGGGCGTCAAAACCGCCGGCAACGAAACCTACGAACCGCCATTTCGCGGCACGATCGCCATCAGCCAGAACGCCCCTGTGGTGGCGTCTGAAGCGATCATGACCAGGATTGTGAAACTGCACTTTGTTCGCCCGAACGTGACGCCAGAGAGCCGAGCGGCGGCAGATCGCCTCAATGCCCTGGAAGGCTCGAAGCTCAGTAACTTTGTCTTGCAGGCGGTTCGCAAAGAGCTGGAAGTGATGGAGCTGTTCGCCCAGCGCATCCCTGGTTACGAGGCGAAGTTGCGCAACCTGCATTCGCATTGCTTTGCCTGCGAGACACCGTTTCAGGACGAGCAAGCCGATTGTCAGCACTGCGGCAACAAGCTGCGTGGGTACATCCGGGTGGAGCGGATCAACAAAAACCACGCCCAACTGCTCGCCCTGCTCGACTGCCTGCTCATGGTGGTGCCGCTCACTGAACCGCAAGTCAGCCACACCCGCACGCAGATCATCCGCATGGCGATCGAGCGCCAGTCCTCGATCAGCTCCGACCATCCGGTGGTGGCTGAATTCTGGGAAGTCTACGAGTACCTGGAAGGCCTCGACGCCGACGGTCCAGTGGTCAACCACAGCAAGAAAGACAACATCATCGCGATCAACCTCAACGACTTTGTGAAGTGCGCGGCCGAGCATCGCCAGAAGATTGCCGACGTCAGCGAGCTGCGCGAGCGCCTTAAAGACTCCCGCTCCCGGAAGCTGCTCGACATCAACAAAGCCACTGACAGTGCGGTACGGGCTCACCAGGCCAAGACCAGCAACGCAGTCATTACCAAGCAACCCATCGTGAAGTGCTGGCACTTCCAGGCCTGACCAATCAACAGCAACACCCGCCAGGCGCTGCAACGCCGGCCACCACCCAAAGGAGAAGCACCATGCACGTACAAGTCATCACCGGTGACGGCCAACAAGGCGAAACCAACCGCCTTCGGCACCTGAAAGAGCTCAAGGAATGGTTTAACGAGTCCGGGAAAATCGTTCACGCCGAAGCATACGACCCAGCCGGCCTGATCGTGATCCTGGAGGTTCGTGCGGTAAGCGACAAAGAAATTCTGGTGCTTGAGTGCAGCAGGGATCAGATCCAGGCAGTCCTGGAATGGCAGTCAGCAACTGATGCGGTTGTTGAGTTTGAAAACCTGCTGCTGCACCTGGTGCGGAAGCAAAACCCAACCGGCGAAAGCCAGTAAAAAGGTGGTGCCGAGGGGCTGCAACCCCTCGACACCGACCACCCAAAGGAGAAGCACCATGCAAGTGAATCAACCCAAAGGCGGCACCGCAGAGGCTACCACAACCCCGCTGGCTGTCGGTGACAAGGTCAGCTACGTCGCTATGAGCGGCGGTGGACAGCAATACCGGCTAAGTGCTCGTACCGGCGTCACAGAAGCGATCGATGGCAGCGTTGCCACCTTGCGAGCCTCGAAAGGTCGGCTCATCACCAAACCGCTCAACAAACTGACACCTGACGGCCAGCCCAATGCGTTGACGCGCATGCTCATGGGGGGCGAGTGATCATGGCTGACTACTTTTACAAGTCCAGCGAGCCAGAAACCGTCGCCATTGTTCAGAGCTTTTACGTCATGAAGGATGCTTTCAGCGCTCTCTTGATTGCGCTGGGTGAGAATTTCGGCGGCAAAGTCGCACCAATGCGTGATGTCGACTCCCACTTCGCAGGCGGCGTGAAACTCAGCGGTGGCGCCGAGCTTGATGTGCACTGGTGCCGTCCTGATGGCCATGGCTATCGGGCACTGCGCACTGCTGCCAAGCCTGGGAAAGGCAAATCTAAAGAGGAAAGAGCTGCCATCCGGGCGGAACATGAACGTCTTGTCGCGCTGTGGAACGAGCATTGCCCAGCACGCTTGAGCTGCACCGAGTACTGGGATCGTCTCGGCGTGAATAGCGGCAACCTTTGGCTTTGTGGCGGTATCAAGTTCGAACTCGACGGAGTTGCCTATTTCCACCTTGGCTTCCAGATCAACAAAGCCGAGCACCACTCCCAGGTCGCAGCTGGCCAACCAACAAGCGGATGGATCGACGGTGCAGTTGAGATCCTGGCCAGCGAGTACGAGACCGCCCGCCTAGCAAAACTGAAGGCGAATAAGGTGGCAAATGGCTAAGAACTCTATCCCTGAGCGCGAGCGGCCGACTATGGCAAGCCACCGACTCGACCTCCCGAGCCGCTGCGACATCTGCGGCCACGCACGCTCCACCCGCAAGCACCAGGCCTGTAGCCGTATACGCCAGCAACGCAAATCAGCGGAATGGGCTGCATACATGGCCGAGCGCGAAGCGGCCAAACAAAGCAAACCGCGTCGTTACGCGCACTGATAACCAACACGGGCGGGACACGGGGAGCTGCAACTCCCCCACTGCCTGAAAGGAGAAGCACCATGCATTCAAATCAAAACTCAAACGGCACCACGTTTCACTCTTTTGAGCCAGTGACACCTGTATCGGCACCACTGCAACTGACTGCTGATCTGCGCTACATCCTTGGCATTCCTCACACCAAATTATCCAGTACAGCCCAGCTACTGCGGCAGCAAGGGAACTGTATTGGGGAACGTAGTGAAGATGAGCAAGCCGCTGTCATCCACTGGATGCTTGGCCACTACCTTCGTCGCGGTATCCATTGGAGAGTGTTTGCTTACGCAGAACTCGACGCCAATGATGACTTTCCGGGGTTTCCGGGAGACGAAGCGCAATCGACGGATGCGACCGCGCAGCAATTCCCTAAATGCGTCGACGTGCACTTTGGTCTATGCGACGACAGCTACGCCGCGCGAGGTGCCTCCGATGCTTAAGCGCACCCTCACCCACTTCCACCTCTGCTGCGGCCTCGGCAGCGGCGCCGCTGGCTTCAGCGACTCCAAACCCGTCCTGGGCTCGGTGCAAGCTGAATGGCGCTGCCTCGGCGGTGTTGATGTCGACCCGGCCGGCTTGCGCGACTTCCAGATGATGACCGGCGTGCCTGGCACGCTGATGGACCTGTTCACCCGCGAGCAATACATAGCGTTCCACGGCCAGCAGCCACCCGCCGGTTGGATAGAGGCCACCGCCGAGGATCTGCGCCGCGCCGCCGGCAACGAAGACCCGGACGCGGTTTTTATCAGCAGCCCTTGCAAGGGCGCCTCGGGCTTGCTGTCGGAGACAATGAGCCAGACGCCCAAGTACCGAGCGCTCAACGAGCTGACGCTGCGCTGTGTGTGGCTGATGTGCGAAGCCTGGAAGCACAAGCCGGTGAAACTGATCGTGTTCGAAAACGTGCCACGCCTGGCAACCCGTGGCCGTTACCTGCTGGACCAGATTACTAAACTGCTCCGCCATTACGGCTACGCGGTGGCAGAAACTACCCACGACTGTGGCGAAATTGGCGGGTTGGCACAGAGCCGCAAGCGTTTCTTGCTGGTGGCCAGGCACGTTGAGCAGGTTCCTGCATTTTTGTATGAACCTGAAAAGCGCAGCCTGCGCGCCGTCGGTGACGTGCTGAGCCGCATGCCGCTGGCCGGCGATATCGATCAGGCGGGGCCGATGCACCGGGTGCCGGCGTTGCAGTGGAAAACGTGGGTACGCCTAGCCCTGGTCGAGGCTGGGAAGGATTGGCGCAGCCTGAGCCGGTTTGCGATCGAGGACGGTCACCTGCGTGACTTTGTGATCGTGCCGGAATACCACAACGGCGTACTCGGGGTTGTCGATTGGGACGAAACAGCCGGCGTGGTCGCAGGTGCGAGTCGCCCCATGAATGGCAAATTTTCCGTGGCTGATCCGCGCCCCACCAGCAAATTCGAATATACCCAGTACGGCGTTCTGCCCTATGACCGCCACTGCGGCGTGGTCACCGGCCAACGTAGCCCAGGGCAAGGGACGTTTAGCGTTGCAGATCCGCGTATGGGCGGCGAGCGGCACAACAACGTGTTCCGTGTGGTTCGCAACGACCAAACCGCCGGTACCGTTACCGCAGGTCATGGCCCCAGCTCCGGTGGGCAAGCGGTGGCAGACCCTCGGCAACCATCGAAGGGCTTCGGCAAGTACCTGGTCACTGACTACAGCAAGCATGCCGGCACGGTGATTGCCGGTAGTACCACCGGACAGGGCGCCTTTGCCGTGGCCGATCCGGCTTTCAAAAACTGGCATCCGAACGCCAGCACACAAAAGCTGCGCATCACGCCCTGGTGCGACAACGCCAAGACCGTGACCGGTTCACAGCAAGTAGCCAGCGGCGCGTTGTCGATCGCAGATCCGCGCCCAGGCATGTCGCGCACCAAGGGCGACGCATACCTGACTGGCGGTCATTACGGTGTAGTCGATTACGACGCCCCGGCCGGCGCCGTATCTGCCAGTGCCTGCCACGACAACGGCCGGTGGTCGGTTGCGGACCAGCGTATGCCCGCGCCCAACGACCGACTGACCTGCATGATCACCAGCCTCGACGGCACCTGGCACCGTCCGTTCACCACACTGGAGCTGGCCGCACTGCAATCGTTGTTCGACCCAGAAGACCTCTGGTCAGCAGATCCGCAGACCTCTCATGAAATTGAGCGTATGCAGCGGGTTCGCAAGATTGAACAGGCGGGAGTCTTTCGACTGGACGGCATCAATGACGGAAGCCACCGGGAGCGGATCGGCAACGCGGTTCCGCGCGCGGCGGCAAGGGCTATGGCCGATGTGTTCGGCATGACGCTGCTGCTTTCCGAGGCTGGGGAGACGTTCATGCTCAGCAACGTGTCAGTTTGGGTGCAGCCGGTGGCGATTGCGCTGAGCGTGGCTCAGCAGGAGGTTGATCATGTCTGACCTATTCTTCTTGCAGGACAGCCGCAGCAATGTCGGCACCAGGGCCATGTTCTGGCGAGAGGGTGGCGGCTACACCTCGAACCTGAACGAGGCTGAGCAGTTCAAACGCGAGCCTGCGGTCAAGCAGTACGAGTGCCGCGAAACAGACCTACCCTGGCCGGTGGAGTACGTCCGCACCCGAGCACAGGTCGGCGTCGATCATCAGTATCTGGACGTGCCAGCGGAACAGGCGCTGGCCGCTGCGCCGGCGGACGACCGCATCTACGTAGCCTACCAACAGGCATGGGACGGCAACTGCCTGATCTGGATGGCGCTGGGCACTGGGCCCACGTCCAACCTGGCGGACGCCAGAACCTGGAGCCTGGAGCATGCGGCGGGCTTTACCGGGCGCGGCTATCTGCCATGGCCGAAAGGCTACATCGACCAGCACAGCCGGCCGGTGGTGCAGGCCTCCATGCTCGATCACAAGCAGGCACTGCGCTCGGTCGGACTTAAGCTGCCCAAGCTCAAGCGTCCGCGCAACCGGGCCTACAGCGACCGGCTCAACTGCGAAGGCTGTGGGCGATTCCTCAGTGAGCGTCAAGGCTTCGACGACTGCCCGAACTGCGGCGCGGGGAACGCACCATGACCGTATTCCTTCTGCTTTACCTATGCGTGGACGCGACCCGTACAGATTGTCAGGTGGTGAGGGCTGATAGCTGGAACGGCCCGCACGCTTACGACCAATGCGCAAACGCCGTACCAGATCTGACCAAGGCGCTAACTGCGCCCAATCGGAAACGGCATCGGTTTGTGTGTGAGATCCAGGGCGACGGAGCAAAACCCGCAGAACACAAAGCGCCGCCGGTATTTATTCATCAATCGTTTCGGATGTAAGGGGGACCACCATGAACACAGCCTTTATCCTGATGGCCCAGTACGACGGCCAAGCGATTATCTCGTTGGAACTGGTGTGCCGGGACTACTTCACGCACCTGACCCCAGACATGTTCCAGCGCAAGGTGATGAGCGGTCACATCAAGTTGCCCATCACCCGCATGGAGCCGAGCCAGAAGTCGGCTAAGGGTATCCACCTCACTGACCTGGCCGCGTACCTAGACCTACAACGTGCGGCCGCAGTTAAAGAGCACCACCAGCTCAACGGGTTAAAACACGTCGTTTGAGCCACTTCATTGATGCGGCGCCCAGTTGGACGGGCGCCCTCAATATCTTCTCGTGCCACTCCCATCCCACATATCGGTCACCCTTGCCGCGCAGGTGGGTGTATCGCCGCATTGAATTCCAATCCCTGTGGCCGGAAACACTAGCCACACGCGGAATGTCCCAGCTCATTTCAAACAGTCGGCTGATACCTTCATGCCGAAGGTCGTGGAAGTGCAGGTCCGCGATTTCCAGGAACTTGCAAGCCTTCGTCCAGGACGTGGAGATTGACTCAGGGCTGTAGGGAAATATGTCATCGCCTGCCTTGGGCATTGACTGGAGGATCTGCCAAGCCTCATCCGGCAGGTAGCACCAAACATCGTTGCCGATCTTCTGCCCAGGATTTTTCATGTCGCGCACCAGCACCCGCTGGCCAGGCTCGTCGACGTCGGCCCAGCGAATCCGAGTAATTTCATCCAGCCGGCGTGTGGAGAACAGCGCGAAGCCCACGACCTTCAGCATATTGATGACAGTCGGGCGCCGCGCCTGCATGGCCTGGTAATGCGTCAGCACATTTCCCAGCTCGTCCAAGGTTGGCCGGCGGTCACGCTCCCGGCTTTTCAGGTTGTAGCCCAGCTTGCGTAGCACACGCCGCGCGCCGCCCATGGCGAGCGGATCAACCTGGTAACCCCACGCGTCCTTGGCAATTGCCAGCACAGCGCCGAGGTGCGCCAGGTCATTGCCGGCGGTTTGCGGCTGAACCCCGCCGCCCTCCTTGCTCATCCGCCAAAGTGCGAAGTCAACCAGGCACTGAGTGTTTATGTCGGTGTCGGTCAGCTCGCCCAGGTACGTTTCACCGATGGCGTTCAGTGTGGCGCGCTTTGTTTTGCCCAGCGGCCGAGCTTTCTCGACTTCGACCAAGTAGCGCTCGGTCATCTCTTTGAGCGTGGCGCCCTTGCGGCTCGCGCGCTCGATCGCGCCAGGCTCGTCCAGCTCCGATTCACGCTTGCGCGCCCAAGCCTGGGCGGCCTGTTTCCGGGCGAAGCTTTGGGCCTCTTGGTAGACTTGCACACCATCACGCTTAATGCGGATCTGCGCTGTATACAT